ACAACGCAAGGAACTCGAGAAAAACATGTCATTTGAACCACCACCCAAATGCTTAAAGATTTGACATCTTAATAGAATAGCGTGGGAGGCTCCAATATGCTGAGATGTCCGAGTGGTCTAAGGAGGACGACTTAAGATCGTCTGTGCTATGCACGCGCGGGTTCGAACCCCGCTCTCAGCATTCGCACTCATAGCTCAGTGGTAGAGCGCAAGCTTAGTAAGCTTGAGGTCAGGGGTTCGAAACCCTTTGAGTGCATTTTTAAATATGGATCTCACATTTAAAAATGCTTATATAGAATAGAATGGTATTGATTGTATTACTCTTATGTTTTATGTTTTCATCTTGTGTGGCTGCTACAGGAGTGGGACTTTATAACACCGAAAAAAAATTTAAATCATGGGTTGATATTACATTTTTTGGATCAAAAGGTGTTTGGGAACCTCCTACAGAGGAACAACAAAAAGAGATAGAAGCTCTCCAGGTGATTAACATGCAAGTGTGTGATGATAAATATGGGAAGGATTACGAGTATTCACAAATGGGTGACATCGGTGGGGATACAGAAGAAGAAGCACGAGAGAATGGAATGAAGCGGGTGTGTTCGGCTGCGTCAACAAAATCGTACGTTGATTTAAATCGAGACGTCTGTAGGGATCGCGCGCATGAGAATATGTTAATTACTTGGGAGGGTCGCGTGGATACTATCGAACCATATGTCGATGCTATGAAAGAAACATGTAAATCAGTTCTTCCCGTTGATACTTTTAAATAATACACTATCTTATGAAGTGGTCGTATATAGTAATTTACGGAATTCCATATTCATGTTTGAAATTGGTGTACACTGAACGAGCTAGAAAGGGGATATCTCCTAGATTTAGTCAACCATAGACTTAAGGAATTCGTTTGTAATACAAACAGATGTCTCTCGGAGTTAAAAAGCTCTCTTTCGATGCTGTTATGCCTACTCGTGGTTCTGATCGTTCTGTGGGATATGATTTATATAGCTCCGAGGATGCCATTATTCCGTGCCAAGCCGGTCGTGCTCTAGTAGGAACTGGGATTACTATTGTTCTTCCAGATGGTGTATATGGTCGAGTGGCTCCTCGTTCGGGTCTAGCAGTTAAACATTGTATCAATGTTGGTGCAGGTGTTATTGATCCTGATTATACCGGTGAAATCAAAGTTGTCTTATTTAACCACGGAGAGGCAGACTTTGAAATCAAGAAGGGGGATCGCATCGCGCAGCTTGTTCTTGAAAGGTGTGAAACACCTCCAATTGAAGAAATTAGTATAGTTGAAGATACTGAAAGGGGTTCGGGTGGATTTGGGTCTACCGGCAATTAGAAAACCATAAGTCTTCTGAATGAGGCATGAAGAGTACACCTTTGGTCATAGTCATGAAGAGTTTAGCTTTATTTACATCACGATAAGATAAAAGCATCCATCGTTCCCAATATTCGGGATGGAAGTAATCTTCCCAATCCTCCTTCGTACTTTCTTTAACGCGGAGCATACCCAGGTGAATATTCATTTGATTCGTTTCAGTCCGCAACTCCTTAGGAATTATCGCACCTTTCCTAAGAAGATGTGCACGCATGAGACGCGGGTTACCATGATCTATATAATGCTGAGTTCCTTTTGACCCAAAATCGATAGCGCGTTTACTTGGAAGAATAACTCTATATTTATGAGCAACTGATGGACTCGGTTGTAATATAACGTGCATGATATATAAAGATAGATATTACTTTTTAAGTTCACGTTTAAGAATTACAAAATTAAGATCACTTTTCTTAACTTTATTACGCGTCAATGGATTTATGAATAATATCATATTACCATTATTATTAATAGCATCCACCATAGACATCCGAGCCATTTTACGGAAAGAATTTGGTGATAGATAAAGTTTATTTATTTTTACAGCTTTTTCACCAGACTTAAAATTGTTAGTTGAAACTGGATCTATTGGAAGATTTTTTACGATATTTTGTTTCCATGTAATTTTCTTATTCTTAATGTTTTTATTAGTGTTATTTTTCATTCTGTTTTCATTCTGAATATAATTTGACGCATTTGGTCTATCAAATCTAAACCCAGTAAGACCGGCGTTTGCAAAGGAAACGCGTGCTCTTCGCATACGCCTGAGATTATCGCGGTTTATAACCTCTGGACTTTCCATAACTACCATGTTATTATTTGCTGGGTCTCGCATCTTAATATCTATAAAGATTTAAATATATGTTTACCCATGAAGACATACACATCCCATGAAGGTATTCAAATTAAAGTGGGTGAAAATGCAAAGGAGAATGATGAAATGACCCTTTCATCTCATCACAAAGAATGGTGGCTCCATGTAGAAGGTGTTCCAGGTTCACATGTAATTATTTGTCATGATGGCGATACAATTCCAAAAGAGACTAAGAGGGATGCTGCGACTTTAGCAGTACACCATAGTAAGCATGCGAATATAAGAATGGCTCGAGTAAATCTTGTACGTGTAGAACAAGTAAGACAAAATAAATGTCATGGACAAGTTCATATTGACGGAGATGTTACACAACTCACCATATTTCCAAACAAAGAGAAACCTCGTCTCGATAGACTTAAGGCTTTTAAGATATTTTAGATCACATGGGGGAAATATATGAAAACACAATTATGGAAGTGAAAAATGCATTTACCCCCGAATTTTGTAGAGAAATTGTAAATCGATTTGATGAAGATCCGAGAAAAGCTCCAGGAGTATTATCTAGAGGTATTGATAAAAGTGTAAAAGATTCAACCGATCTTCACACTGATGATGCTGGTGACATGTACATGACCAAGGAAATATTTCGTACATTTAATGAGATGATAGATAAATATGCCACGCACTTACGAAAATGTAATACTTTATTCCCATTTCAGGATATGAAAAAATGTTGGACATATCCAGTAATTCAAAAAACGGATCCGGGTGGACATTTTGCATGGCACGCAGATTCGGATATAGATAAACAAAATGTTAGATTGATGGCGGTGATACTTTACCTCAATGATGTACCAGAAGAACATGGTGGAGCTACCGAATTTAATTCCGGTAGAAAGGTACAACCAGAAATAGGTAAATTTTTATTCTTTCCCACAGATGCCATGCATGTACATAGAGGAGCTAAATTAAAGGCAGGGAGTAAGTACATAATAACATCTTTTTTGTTAGATGAGGATAGATACAATCTGACCAGGGAACCTGTAAGTAGGTATGCTGGCTTACCCTTTTCAGTATCTTAAAGCTAAAGTTCTTTTATAAAAAATGATAGATGTGTATGATAAGTCTACTTATGAAGTTAAGAATGCATTCGATAGTAAATTCTGTACTGAAACTATAAAAATGTTCGAGGAAGATCCTCGAAAAGCCCCGGGTGTTTTGGCTAGGGGTATTGATGATTATGTAAAAAAATCCATGGATCTATATATCGACTCCGATCAGAATTTTATTCGAAATTTCTATCACGAAATAATGAAAATCGTAAAGAGTAAATATTTACCACATTTATGTGATAATGGGGTTATTAGGCTACAAGAAAATGAAACGTCTGACTTTGGATTTATGATTGCTAATAATAATTTAAAAATATCTAATCCTATTATTCAACGAACTGATAAAGATGGCTTTTTCCACTGGCACTCGGACATGGGAATGGAGAGAGATCGTCTATTGGCGGTGATAATGTACTTGAATGATGTACCCGAAGAACATGGTGGAGCTACCGAATTTAATTCCGGTAGAAAGGTGCAACCAGAGATGGGTAAAGTTCTATTGTTTCCAGTATCTTTCTGGAATGTACACCGAGGAGCTATTTTGAAGAAAGGAAAAAAGTACATAATCACGGCATTTATAGGGTTTCCCTGTGTTAAAAATGTGGAACCCAAACAACATTTACCTTTTATAATTTCTTAACTTCAACGAGATCAATTTCAAAGCAACATTGAGCGTTACCATCATATGTTCTATGGCATGCACGACAATAATACATCATGTCTTCCACTTAGGAAATTTTTACCATTGAAATCCCAATTGATTTAATTGGTCCAGACATACGACTATATTTATAAAGTTTTACCACATCATCCCATTTATTCACTTTATGTAAGAGTTGTTTTG